GCTCAGGATTGGCGGGCCACCCGTCGGGGCCGTCGCCGCCGTGGAACCCGCCGGTGATGTCGAACCCGGCGGACCCGTACCCCGCCGGTGAGTCCAGCATCTCCCTTGCCTGCTGGATGCGCTCCCCCATCGGGTACAGCACGCCAGTGCCGCCGAGCGCGGTCGCGTCGTTGCACGCCGCCGTGATCTCGTCACCGGACAGGGGCGCCTGGATGTTCTGCTGCTGCACCGCCACCTGCGAGTACTGCTCCGGGGCCGACGGGCCGTCAGCGGGAGTGATCATGTCAGCCTCCGTAGTTGCGCGGCGGGTCGTACAGAGCACCCGACGGGTCGGTCAGCCCGGGCCCGGCACCCGGGTCAAGCGGCGACGGGCCGAACGACATCACGTCACCGATCGTCGAGCCCTGGCCGTAGGTGTCGCCGCGCAGCTCGCCGAACCGGGCCTCCGCGTTCGCCACGGCCTGGTCAACCGACCCGGCGACGGTGTCCCGGCCGCCAGCGTCCGCGTCGCCGCCGGTGAAGATGGGATCCGGGGATCCCGCCTCGAACGGGTTCACGTTCGGCGCGGCCAGCGCGGACGGGGACACCCCCGCCGGGTAGCCAGCCGTCACCAGCCCGGTCGCGCCGCCAGCGTCACCGATCGGCGGCACGCCGTACTGCGGCGGCTCCGGGGCCTGCTCGCCGCCGCCGTAGGGCACCGGCGCCGGGCCCGGGGTGGGCGCCTGCGGCATCTGCGGCACGCCCGCCGTGGGCGGCGGGGAGTCCGGCTCGGTGAAACCCATAAGATCACGCCTTCGCCTGGAGGTAGAGCTTCGTTTTCGTCGCATCTGCGGACGACTGCACGATCCGGAACCGCATGAACCGGCCCAGCAGGTTGAACGGGGTGGTCGCACCCGCGGCGATCGTCACCGGGGTGAAGTCAGCGTCCGCGGCCGCGCCGTCCGTGCCGTACTCGACAGTGACCACAGTCGTGCCCCCGGCCACGGCCAGCCAGCCCAGCGCCTGCGTGCACCCGGTCGTCTCAACCCACGGGCCCGTCACCGGCGAGGCCACCAGGGTGACCGGCGTCAGGTACTCCGCGAGCACCTGGCCGTTCTGGATCGGCACCTAGGACGCCTTCCCCTTCGCCGCGGCCCGGGTCGCCTTCGGCGCGGGCTCAGGCTCCTCGGGCTCGCCGAAGTTCATCGGCGCGAACAGCGGGGTGCGCGTGACCCCGTCCTTCTCCGCCGCCGCCGCAGCGTCCCGGTCCAGCATCACCAGCGGGTGATCGTCGGGGAACGGCGCGCCCTTCTGCACGCGCACCTGCGCCCCGGCCGCATCCTCGGCCACGAACGTGTCCTGCGCGATCCACGCCATCACTCACCAGGTCCCTTCGGATTCGCCTGCAGGTAGGCGTACAGCTTGTCGTTCACATGCCCTTGCCCCAGCACCGGCGGCGTGGTGGTGAACAGCGCGGACGCGGCCGTGACCGCGCCGTGGGCCGAATCGCGCAGGCTGCCCTCGATCACCAGGTGGCTGCCCGTCGCCAGCTGGATGCTGAACGTCGTGATGGCGTACCGCGCGGCCATCTAGGGACCCGCCGGGTACGCGGCCAGGTAACCGGCCATGACCCCGGTCACGTTCCCCACCCCGGCTACCGGGGCGGTCGCCGAGAAGTTCGACGCGAATATCGCGATCAGCGTCGCGTCCGTCACCGAGTCACGGCGGGCACCAGGACCGACGAACACCGGGGCCCCGCCCAGCACCGTGGTGAAACCCTGGGTGGCGTAGTTCGCGGCCATCTAGCACTCCTCCAGTGGTTTATGTTCTGGCGGGCCGTTCGCACGGCCCGCCAGAACATACGTGCAGGTCACAGCCCCTTCATGACCCTGAATCCGTTGATGGTCGTCAGCTGTGAGCCAACGCGCCAGAACATGAACCAGCCCGCCTGGCCGGTCGGCAGGATGCCGCCAGCACCCTGAATCAGCGGGTCGTAGACGACGGACACGCCCACGCGGTCGACGATCAGGAACTGGCCGAAGTCCCCGAAGATCGCCATCAGCGACGTGGTCGCCACCGAGCCGGTCATCGTGGTCGACTCGTAGATCGGCGCACCGAGCAGGGTCTCCGGCTGGCCCTTGCCGAGGTTCGTCCAGAACGACGAACCGCCCGCGGTGTCCAGCTGCCGGATCTTGTTGATGATCGCGACGTTCGCGACCCACGCGGCGCCGGGGGCGTTGCGGAACCGCGCCGGGAGCGCGGCCTGCACGGCGTAGATGTCACCCAGTGCGATGACGGTGGTGGTCGCCGTGGTGACGACAGTGGTGGCGCCGGGAACGACACCGTTGGGGACGGTGCCGCCGCCGCCAGTGGCGAACGCGGCCTCCTCCAGCCGGTCCTTGGCGTCGGCGAGCAGCACGGGGAGCTGCTGGCCGAAGTCGCTGTCCTCGAGCAGCTCGTACGAGCCGTACACCCACGCCGCGGCCTTCTGCGGCGTGACGGTGATGGCGGCCAGGGACGGCGTGTTGTCGGTCGTGATCGTCGCCTCAGCGAGCCACGCCGCGTTCACGCCAGCGGAGTTGACGCCGTTCCACGTGTTGCTGGTCGTCTGCTTCACGTTGGAGATGCGGCGCCACGGGTTCGCCGACCCGGCGTTGGTCAGGACGATCGTCGGGTCCAGCACGAACGGCAGCATGACCGAGCCCGAGGACAGGGTCAGCGCAGCACGGTGGGCCTCGGAGATGTGCTCCGGGTCCTGGGTGTAGGCCAGGAACGCGTCCTGGTACTCCTGCGACCCGTACAGCAGCATGTGCCGGGCGATCCCGGCGTTGCCCTGCGCCTTGGAGGTTGCCTCCTCGGCGCGGTCGTGGGAGATGTTGCCCCGCTTGGCTTCGAGCTCGACGGCGTCCAGGGCGCGGGCCTTGATCTCCGACCGCGGCATCAGGACCTGCCGCTCGTGGCGGATCATCTCCTGGCAGTCGTACGGGTCCTGGTTATTGCTGATCACCAGGTCCGGGCTGCCCCACCGGGACGCGCCGTTGCCGTTCTGCCCGGCGGGCCGCTCCAGGTTCGACTCGTCGGCGGCGGCGCGGGTGATCGCCCGCACCTTCTCCATCCGCTCGATGATCGGCTTGCACTCGCCGTCGAGCTGCCGCCAGCGTTCCACCAGCGTGTCGCGCAGGTCGCCGTCGTTCTCCTCGGTGGTGTCCTCGGAATCTTCCATCCGCTGGAGCTCGCCCTTGATGCGGGCCATCTCCTCGGACTTTTCCTTCAGCGTGGCCATCTGCCGCGCCTCCGTTCGGTCTGGTTACCAGACCAGCCCGGCCGCCTCCCGCTGCTCCTTCGAGCGCAGGAGGTACAGCGCGTGCTGGTGATACCGGGCCGAGTGCTCGCCTTCAGGGGTGAGCGGGTCGCCGGTGGCGGGTCCGTCATCGGGCGGAGTGCCGGGTGCGTCGTCGGGCTCTTCGTCCGGGTCCGGGGCGCCCCCCGGAGTGGACATGCGGACGCCGAGAATCTCGGCGCCCGAGTAGGCGGGCCACAGAACGGGGCCGTACTCGCGCAGGCCCAGCTCGGTGCGCCGCACCGTGGTCAGCGACCCGGACCGCGGCCGGTGCCGGTCACCGGCACGCAGCTGCGGGTCCGACCGCATGATCCGGCCGGTGAAGGACTGGGACGTGATCGCGCCGGAGCGGATGTTCTCCAGAACCTCATCGGCCAGCGGGGTCTCGCTGTAGCGGGTGCGGGTCAGCAGGCCGCGGGCCTCGGCGCGGATGTCCACCGGGACGCCGATCGGCATGGAGAACCGCTCCGACGGCGACCCGTTCAGGGTCATGCCGTGGTTGTAGAGGACCTTCACCGAACCGGGGAACCCGCCGCGGCCCCGCTGCGCGTGGTCGATCGCCCGGCTGAACGCGGTGGGCTCGATGACCTCGAGGTAGTGGCCCTCGTGGTCGTGGATCTCCGCTTCCTGGCCGAACACCGCGGCGTACGCCTCGACGGTCCGCCCGTCGCCGCCGTCCGCGCTTCGCAGGATGTGGATGTCCTCAAGCTGGTACAGCCGCATGTACTCGGTGCGGGCGGGCGGGTCGTCGGACCGCTTGGTGCCGCCGCGTGCCTTGGCTGCCAGGGTCATGAACTTCGCCTTCCCGTATTTCTTCCGCCCGATGTAGGCCGCGAGAGCGCCCGGGTTGCTCGCGCCCTTGGATGCCAGCGC